GTTGCTACACAAATTGCCTCAGGTGCAGCTGCGAACATTGCTAGGATGTTTGGTTATAGCAGACCTTCAGTACTTACTGATATTGGTCTATACAAACCAACTCCTACTGGCAATCTCGCAAATGTTGATGCGGCTGATGCTGTACAAAAATTAACTTTGGACAGCAAGGCTGAATTGACTGTGGATTCTCGTACTGTCGGTTTAGACGGTACTGATCAGATGGGTATTGTGGATTACGCTTGTCGTGAATCATATTTAACTCGTTTTGCTTGGGCCCCCACTAATCAAACAGATGATCTATTGTGGGGGACCCGGGTGCTACCAATGAACATTGGAGTGAATCAGAAAGAGATCCACCTGACACCTTTGGCACACATTGCCACGGCTTTTGAACAATGGACGGGATCAATTAAGTACAGATTCCAGATTGTCAAAACCAATTTTCATAAAGGCAGATTATTGGTCCGTTGGGATCCTAATGCCTTTGCCAGTGCTGTCAATTATAACGTGAGTTACTCACGCGTAGTTGATATTGCGGATACTGATGATTTTGAAATAGTTATCGGTTGGGGCCAATCAACTCCTTGGAAAGAGTGTGGCCAACCTGGCTCTGAGAATTTTTCCATTAACAGATTATCTGAAAATGAGAAAGAAGGCAATGGTGTGTTGGAAGTTTTGGTTCTGAATGAACTTGTGTCTCCAGCAGCAGACAGTAACATTGCTATCAATGTTTTTGTTTCTGCTTGTGACGATATCAAATTTGCTGGTCCTACGAATGAGAAGATTAGGAAGTATTCCTTCTTTAAGGAATTCTCTACTTCGCAAGGACATCAAGCTCCTGTTGTATCAGGTGGCACTAGTTCGCATACGCGTTCTTTGCCACTTCATTCTCAATCAGGTAAGCTTGAATCAGAACAGGGTATTTTACCCTCAGCAGATGCACCTGTGGGGGCAGAATCATTGGAAACAATTGGAAAGGAAACGGCACAAGATGACAACACCTACATTGTTTACTATGGAGACCCCCCGACATCCCTGCGTGAATTGTTCAAACGCTATTGTTATGTGCGTACTTGGGTTGCACCCAATACAGCAACTGATAAGTTGCAAATTAGTGAATTAACCACCAAGAACTTTCCATTCTATATTGGATGGGATCCCAAGGGCATCTATGGCAATAAAGGTAACACACACAAAGTAACTATGGGGGGATCACATTTTCTAAATTGGTTCACTCCATGTTATGCTGGTTGTCGTGGTTCCATTCGAAAGAAGTATCTTTTCGAAAACGCTGGATCCACATCACCTCTGGTCACTCGTGGCACTTTCGAGCACGTTCAGGGAGCGCATTGGTCGCATCATGAGATTGCGAACTCTGAGACGCCCGAAACGCAGGAGAAATTTCTTTCTTCTCGCTGGTGCCCTCAAAGTGGAGCTGGTTGCGCAAATACAAATTGCGAAATCAACAACACAATTGAGGTCGAGTTTCCGTACTATTATCCTAAACGCTTTTCTGCTGCACGTACCATTCAAGCAGCGGATTTGCAATCCAATTCTCACACTGTGAGAATAATTTCTGATGTGAAAGCTTCAGGACCAACCAATTTTCCTCGTTTCCAAGAGTTTGTTGCTGCTGGAGAGGATTTTTCTTTGTTTTTCTTTACTGGTGTACCTATCATTTATAAGTATACTCTTCAAGAAATTGCATAGATCTCATATAACCCTTTTATAATTCATATTTAATGTATATATTGATCATAAAAACCTTAACAAGATTGCGTAAGAATCTGGTCTTGTTATTGTAGTTTACAGATATCGATACCCTTAGTTTGTTCGGTGAACATCTTTGGGAATCATGCGGATGGCCCGCATGTACGACACTAGCGTGTCGTGAGACGAATCTTACTCCTATTAGGAGTGACTTGAAATTTTAGTTGCGAGATTTGTCTCGTAACCTTTTGGTCAGGTCATAACTTTAAGAGTCAGTCGTCTCGTTGTATATATCAGCCAGAACTCGATTTTTCCCTTGCATGCACCTTCGCAAGGCTTTTTATCGAACTTGCACATATATCGACGACCACCACGTGAGGGGCAGCGAGGCCTTTTCTCCAAAAAAAAAAAAAAAAAAAAAAAAT